AATTCTTGTGAATCACCCACTTGGATAACACCAGTGGCTTCACAAATAGAATTCAATTGTTTATAGGCAATTTCTACCGCTGCGGCACTTGGGTTGTCTATATTAAGACGAATCCACAATAACCGACCAGCGTAATCACCGTCTACTACTTTAAGAACACATTCAAGGTAATTACCATCAGCTGCATTAGTTGGTTTCATTTCTGAACCCGTCATAGTAACATTGTACCAATCGTTAGGGATCGGATCAAAGCTACTTTGAGTTTCACCACCGGCCGAGTTATGATTTAGTTGAGCCATTTTATTCTCCGTTTGTTAAGATTTTGTTAAAAATATAAGTTAAGTTTGGTTGCTCAATTTCATCCAGACAGCCTGAGCGATCTTTAGCTGTATATTGTAGATCTGGTTGTGTTCTAAGATAACGGTATGAATCCCCATCATCAGTATTCGCTACCCCCATATGACATACAAGGTCAAAGAGATATGGTGTGCCTTGGTTAAGTTTTGCGCCAGGAAATGAAGGTCCATAAAAGGATCTGCCTGACACTTCGTCTTTGATATGCTCCTGCTTGGCTACAGTATAAACATGCTTACCTTGGATATCCCTGAACTTACGAATGGTATCATTCATCTGTTCCAGTAGTTCCCCGTAGGCTTGCCGTTTATCTTTTACCTGCTTCTTCGCGTTGGCCAATACTACTTCGGCAATTTCCGAAATAGAATCAATACCAATGGTCGCAAACTGGTCTGCTTCCTTAGTCAAACACCATTTAAAAGCATCCTCTAAATCTTCAATACTTTTAACGGTAATTACCGGAATATGGTAACTGATATCAGGATCATCTTTACCAAAGACCCGCTCGATGTTTTCTTTTCTTAAAGATAACAAACCTGATTCAGCACTAATTAATACGGGGCTGGGTGCCGTTGCGATTAGCATGGTTTTACCCATACCCGCGGTGGCGTAGACTAACATCTTCACCCCGTTTAATTTGGCCAACTCATTCGAGTCTTCGAGTTTAACTTTCATTGTACCTCCTACGACTCAATATCAAAACTAAGTTTAGTTTGGAATGTTGTTTGAGCTATTTGTGGTTTTAATAATTTACCATCATTAATAAAATATTGATTGATAAGCGTGTTTAATAATCTAATGCCAAGGGTGTTCTGGTCGTGCTGTTCGGCCACAACATTCATTACAGCTTCTTCTACATCTTCCCGCTGAATACTCGGGAACAATTGTAAATAGTTATCCAAGATGGCAGAAGACTGAAGGGCTGCGTACATGGAATCAATACTAAGCTTCTCTAGGTTAAAGATAAGCCCAACACGCCCTAGGAATTCGGTCTTAATACCAAACTCACGTAGTTTATCAAGGGTAATGTTCTCTTCCCCATTAAAGGCGCCAGCGAAGACAAACAATACATTTTTAACTGAGGCGGTAACATACTTACCATAATCCCCGAATACTTGTGTTGTGTCTGCTTCAATTACCCGCAGGAATTCGTTCTGAACCCCGTTGGTAGTTTCATGGGCTAAGCTTGTGTTCGAGTTACCTGAGATGAATAATTTATCAAACTCATCTACGAAACATAAGGTTAATATACCCGAGGTTTGTGCCAGCGGGGCTAACGCCTTACTTAGACTGTTACCTGAAGTACCTTCCTTGGTTAGTTGGGCTGCATTAATTTCTAAATAACCCAAATCATGTTCTTCGGCAATGGCCTGAATGATATGGGATTTACCAGAGCCGCTAGGACCTGTTAGAACAAAGTGGGGTCTGATCTTTGCCTCAGAGCCCTTGAAAATTTTAATGATCCGATCAAGGTCTTTTTTGACCTTGGCCTGTTCGGCAATACGGCTATTTTGTTTAATGGCGACCATTATTTTTTCTCCTTAGGTGGAACAATTTCTAGTGCAGGAGAACCATCTTTGATAATTAAACATTGGTCGAATATGGTGCGTTGGTCTTTAGATAAGGTGTTGTATTTTGATTTAATAAGTTCAGGTTTAAACTTGAAATAGTCTTCTTTTTCAAAGCCTTCCCCTAGTTCCCCGCCTTCACCGAATACGGTTTCAAACATTGCTTCATCAGCTTTACGGTTGATGGTATGTTTAAGTTTAAGCTTCCAACCTTTACCCATTTCATGAGTATTGGTACCTTCTTTAGGTTTGATAAAGAATTCGCCGGTCATCTGTTTACGCATGGCCATCTCAACCGCTTTAAGTTTCTTCTGAAGGACTTCCAATTCTTTCCATACTAACAAACGCATGTTGGGATCGGTTGGTAAAGACTTACCTAAGAAACCTTCAATATCTTTTTGAAGTTCGGCTTCTTCTTCCGATTCTTTTTCGGCGGATTCAGCACCTTGGGCTAACGCTGCTTTTTCATCCGCTGTAACCATAGTATGCTTAGGCTCTTCTTCTTTGGGCTCTTGGGATAGAAGCCACTCTCTAGCCTGCTTACCACAATTAAGGGTAAAGCCAACTGGATCATCTGAATCACCTGAATCCATATCCAATTCAGTATCTAGGATTTGGCGAGCTCGTTTAAGGGAGTTTAATTGGTAGCCATCAAAGATAGCCTTTGCGAATTTTTCTGAACCCATGCTTGAGTTCGATAGGGATGCAAATGTTCCAACGCCTTGTAAAACTCTAAGGTCTTGGGCTGCATCTAAGTACTTGGCTTGTGCCATTGGGTATTCTCCTGCTTTGCTTGATTAAAAATTATGTTATGCTTTGCTTGATTAAGCCTTAATTATAGGGCAGTAAATAATAATTACCACCATTAAAGTAGATCAATTCTTACTTTCTTTGAGGCCACGACCAATTCCCATGCAGCCCCATACTTCGTTCATGACGTTTGTTACCTTACGTCGTTGATCACAAACGATTCTATACTCATAGGACTGCATTATCCGCACCTGTTTTTGGAGCTCTCCAATCTCTTGTTGGCGTACCATATCGATTACGAATAGGAGCCCAACGGCTATAGTTAGTAGTATCATATATAGTTCTTTCATTTCCATGTATCCTTAAATTGATTTACGATTAAAATTACTAATTCACACTGCCCAGTATCCATCATACCGATATGACATTCTTTATAAGGAATGCGAGTTTGGCGGGATAACCAGCTGTAAGCGTGGTTACGAGACATACCGTAGGTTTTCCATACCTCGTCAAAGGTTAAGTGGGCTTGTCTACGGGCTTTACGAAGGTTGTAATCGGCTAAAGTACCCAGTGGGACTAATGTATTAATGTGGCAACCAACGTGGGCGTCACAAGGAAGGCACTCATAGTATGGCTTATCCTTTAAGCTTTCAAAACCACAATAGACTTCTTCGCCTTTAACTAGCTTGGATTCTTTGCCGCAGTATGGGCAGATTGGGTTCATAGCTTCTTATTCCTTTTTCCATTTGGTTTTTCAAACTTACGGTACCAACCGTCAGGATGATTGGTTTGTGTGGGGTTATGCATAAAGTTGTCATCAATATATAGCACGCCAGGTTTTAGTGTGTGCAGGCCAGGCTGGAGATCACTTATTGCCCCGTTAAAAGATCTAATAGCATCAGCGGCCTCGATTACTGTGTATCCTAACTCTTGAAGTTTAAGGGCTAACCTTGCGTGCCCCATACCATAAGTGGCACCTATTACTAATACCTTGGTGGGCTTATCCATTACTCTTTCTCCATTAGTATTTTATATAGTGTATTGGCTAAATCTGTTCTACCACAATAACGCCCATGAGAAAATTCTCTGCTTTCAGAACCTTGGTCACCTTTAAAGAAGGTATCAGCATCTGAATCATGATGGGCAGTAACTACCTTACCAAACTTTGTTAAGACCTTGAGCATACGGGCGTTCTGCTCTTCAAGGATCTTATGTGCTTTACGCATCACCCGTAATTGGGTCTTGGCCTCTTCTAGTTGACCTTGAAGGTATTCGACATGCTCCTCAGGATCTTCTTGGCTCATTGGTTCGGCCTGCGCGGTCTCATACGTCTGAGCTTCTTCACCCCAGCCCTGTTTGAAACATTCTAAACCATAACCATACAGGTTACGACCGACCCGTGCTAAATGTTCTTCGGGGGTATCTTCGGGACAGAAAGCATTCCGACCATCCCTTCTCATACGCGAAGCGTTCATACGTACACTCCTAATAAAGTTATAATAAACCAAACCACAGGTACTGATATATAGCACCAGAAACCAATAGTTATACACCAAGGGTCTCTAGACCAACCAGTTCGGAATATCAGCTCTTTCATTTGC